TGCAATAACTACAGAGAGACCACGTGATTCATCGAAGTTTGCAGAATCGCTATCAAGCTCTTCAACAAATCGAATCTTTGCAGACTGTCCGTCAGCCAACTTGACCCAACGAACCTTCTGTCCTGTGTTTTCGAATTTTGGCTTATCCATAATTGCACCGATATTTTTTAGCCCTTTAATTACGCTCATATTATTTTCTCCTTATATGTATTTTTAGCGGATACCTAGTTTAGCATACCAGCAATAGTCTTGTCAAATGTTTCTTCAAGATTTTTTATTGCTTCGTCTGACATATCTCCAATATCCTTATATTGTTTATCTAATTTGATAACGGTTACACGAGAGCCTAGTCGTTCTACGATTTTGTCTTTCATGTTACCGCCAGCTTCATCATTATCAGCAATGACGTATATCTCATTGAAATATTTTTGAAGTAGGTCTGTTTGAAAATTGGATACGTTTGCACCCAATGTTGCTACCGCAGGAAAGCCACACTGGTCTAGACGAATAGCGTCAAATGATGATTCGACCACATAGACCTTGCTTGATGTCTTTACTCTGTGTAGATTGAATAGGACTTTGCTCTTTGGTAGTCCTGGTGTATTTTTAAAGTCTTTGCCCTCAACTGAACGCCCCACAAACCCCACAGAAACGCCGTCAGGGGACGCTACAGGGATTGTAACCATATCTTGCTTCTCAGAGTACCCCAAATCAAATTTGCGTACTGATGCGTCATTTATGAGCCTTCCTGAATAATATCTCATAGCTCTTGGGGAATCTATTGCTTGCTGGTTTAGTCGTTTAATCTGAAGTTCGTCATATGGAATATAGTCTGGCTTAACTACCAATGCTTGATTAATTTGATAGGAAAGGTCTGATGCTGTTTCTTTGGACTTAATAAAACGTACCGCTTCAAAGTAGGTACGACTGGAAGTATGCATAACAAAAGCGGTTAGGTCACAGACGTGCTGGCAGGAAAAGCAGAAAAAGAATCCAGAGCTTTTATCTATCTCACCAGCAGGTGAGCGATAGTTATTGTGAAACGGGCAGAATATAATGTAGTCAGAATCTACTTCTGATTCGATGTTGATTCCCGACCCTGCGAGTACTCTTTTAATTTGTTCTGCTGTGTATACGCTACTGTTCCGTCTATTCCTGTAATCCATTCGCTCTTTCTTCTTCCTACATATGTTCCATACATTGATAATTGAAATGTAAAGTTTTCTTTTGTACTGTTATATTCTATCGTAAAATCTGGGTCAATGTCAAGCCTTGGCACATATCCAGATAAACGCATTTCTGCGGTGATTAATCTGATGTATTCAGTTTTAAGTCTACCGATAGCTGCATCATCGTGGATTTGACCATCCAAGAAAAAATGTTTAATTGGTTTGTGGTGTAAATTGACCATAAACCATTATAACTAGTTTTCTTCATAGTCCTTGTATTTATACCAGCCCTTGTCAAAGTCCACCTGAACCAAGAACTCACCCATAAATCCATTACGATTCTTGCGGAATACACATTCAAGGATGTCGGAGTTAGTTGCACGACCAAGGGCAAGAACCCAGTCAGCATCATAAGCAATCTGACGAGACCATGCAGTCTGTCCAAGAGTAGGAACAGTATCAAGCTTGGTAACATCGTCAGGTGTTGCAGATGAAATAGCAATGATTGGCATCTCTTCGCTAATAGCCATAAGCTTTAGTTCACGAGATAGGTTCTTCATACGTACCGTTTCGTTATCTGACTTTTGGTTAGGCGACATAAGTTGCAAGTAGTCTACAATAACTAGGTCTGGCTTATATTGGTCAATCTTACCACGAATAACAGACGGAGTAACTTCGCCACCAGAATCATTGGAGATGATGTGGAACTCTGGCTTGCCAGCAAGTTCCTTCTTGTGCCAACGCTTTAGGTCTTCAATCTCTACCTGACCATTGCTCAATTTACGGTGAGACCATAGACCCTCGCCCATGATAGCAAATACACGGTTACGTACTTCTGTCTCTGACATTTCAAGCGAGATGATTAGTGGTGATTTACCCTGCTTCCATGCTTGTACCGCCATGTAAAGGGCAAACCAAGACTTACCAATACCTGGGTAGGCTAGGAATACGCCTAGCTGACCTGGAGTGATACCAGCAGGTAGATAGTTGTCAAATCCTGGAAGACCAGTCTTGATACCAATAGAACCCAATGCTTGTTGCTTTGCTAGATTCTCAAAGTATGATACTGCGGAATCAAGGTCTGTTGCATCAATGTCACGAATAACTGCTGTATTCTTTTTTAGCTCTGATGTTTTCTGAATTAGTTCTTCTAGTGCCTTTGTTCCCTGACCTGCTTGAACTTCTGCAGCAGTAGTACGAAGAACATCCTTAAGACTATCATTTAGGAATTCTGCCTGTAGTTCTTCTAGGTGATACTTGGTAGCACCAACACCTTCGACTGGTGCAAAGTCACGAAACTTTTCTATAATAAGTGATGTTGGTGGGGTTGTTCCATTGGCTTCGGAATAGTTACGAATAAACTTCCAAATATCTCCATGAGTTCTAAGAATGTTTTCTGCATTTGCTTGCAGTAAGACGTGGACCTGCTTATCCTGCAATACTGCAGAAATTAGTTTTGCTTCTGTATTAGTCATTCAACCACTCCTTGGCTTTCGCCCTACGTTCTGCTCTCTCTACCTCGTCTTGTTTTCTTGCTTCAATAGCATCAACGATTCGGTCAGCATAGTTTGTAAACCATTTCCAACTTGGACTTTGGCTTGTTTCAAAATAATAATCTAGCAGATTATAACATTCTGGTAGACCATATGATTCAATAAGGGCATCAGCAGCCCATTGTTCTACATTTAGATTAAGCGTTGCTCGCTCTTCATAATGCTTTGTGTGAAGTTTAGCATAGCGAGAAAGCAAAGCCATTCGGTCTTTGCGGTCTGCCATTACTTGCTTTCAATCTCTTCTGCGGATTCTTTGACCTTCTCGGCAAGCTTGCTCTCTACAAAAGCGTATACACGCTCAAAAGCTTCGTTGGTGTTTTCACCATCACGCTTGTTATCAGTAATGCTGATATCAATTCTTAGTGACTGAAAGTTGCCAAGGTTAAGTGTATAACCTAAACCAACAGTTACTTTAGTGTTTTCGTTTTCCATTTTTCTCATACCCTTTCAAGGCTAAATAGATTCTGACCAGACAGGAACAAATCGTCCATCTTCTGTCTTCGTATAAGTAAGTATACCATCACCCATACGTCTTGTCAACTCCTGTTTTGTAGGAGTAACATCATTTGTTATTAACTTATCATTTCTCGGTCTACCGTGGTGGTAGGATGCTAGTATATCACGAAGTTCACGAACTGTTGATTCAGCGTAATAACTTCGTACTTGCCAGCCTCTGGCTCCACCCTTTTGAGAGCCAGTTGGTTCTGGAATGATGCCACGTTTTACTAAATTTGGCATATACTTTTTGTGACGATTTACAAGTGCTGCAGTTTCTCCAACTGTGTATGCTCGCTCTCTATTCTTTTTAAAATCAGAAATAAGACAACTTTCAATTCTATCTTTATTTATATTGTATACAGACATGATTCCATTAGAGCGATTTAAATGATGAATTCTTACAAGGTCACCATTTAAAAACCAAACCTTTTTGCTACCAGGAATTACTGGCAATGAATTATATTCTTCTCTACTTACGGCAGCCATTTATTCACCTATTGATTAGAGGCAATTGATGTAGCAACTTTATTTGATGATGTATTTGCAACAGCACCAACACCAATTGCAATAATGTTTACTCCAACAGCAGCAGCACCCTTAGCTTCAAATCTAATGGACCCAGTTACCTGAGTATTGCTTGTTGATACAATTACTGCTGTAACTGTTTTACCTGCTGGTGTATTTGAAATAAGAACTGGACTTAATGTTACAATTGGCGGATATGCAAATGTAACTCCAAAATCATATGTAAAGTTAACTATTTGGTCTTCTGTAACTTGAGACCAAGTTTGAACGACCTTATACCCACCAACAAAAGACATTTCGCTAGTTCTTTGACTTTGTGTTACATATGGGCTTTGATATCTTGATTCCGCAAAATTGCTTGATACTTTAGTAGACACAGAATTTAGGGTATCTACAATCTGATAAATATAAGATTGGTCAACTGGCTGACCAGGTTGCGGAATTGGAATGTTTGACATACATCAAGTATACCATATTAAACAATTGATGTCGAATTGTAATATGCTTTTGTTGTAATGGAACTAGTTTTAAGCAATAAAGTTTGATAGTTTTGGTCGTCAACATCTTTAGTTACTGTTGACAAATGTATCATAAACTTAGCATATCTTAGTTGTGATGCTGTGCTTATGTAGGCTGTTGGAATTGGCACAGAAAAGCTGTTTGATTTAGTTGTTGAAACAAGTTCCCAGTCTGTCCAAGTAGAATTATTTAAACTCCAGGATGCATAAGTATCGTAATCAAGTCCAGATAGGGCTTCTGGTATTTCAACTACCCCACTAGAATTTGTTATTGTCCAGCTAATGTCAAACGACTCTCCGTGTGATTTTGTTACATAGCTTATAGAATATTTTGCAGAAACCGTTCCCTCTGGATTTAAGATTGTTTTATCCGTTGAGGTTGCTGATGAAACTGGGTCTTTCTGTATTTCATATTTAGGTGACCATGAAGATATTTTATTTCCATCTTCGGATGTAACCCTGTACCGAACGTAATATTTTCCATCTTTTGTAATTTTGGGAAGTTCTGTTTTTAAAACAGTTACCTTTTGAATTCCCTCGTCTGGAATCAATGTCATTATTTCACATCCGCTACAAATCTAAATTCGACAAAGTTTGATGTATTTGCTTCTTTTGATATTGGTCTTGCGTGTGTGTGAGTAAGGGCATCTGAGTTTTTCATAACAGTATATCCTGTAAGACCATAAACAGAATTTACTGATGATATGTTTTCTAGCCTAATTGCATCAAGGCATACATAAAAGTTGGACGATGGCACTCCTGCATCTATCACAGTTGCAAAAATTCTAACTGATGTAATGCTTGTCCAAGAGAATCCAGTTGCTGCTGAATACAAATCTTTAATCGGAACATTTACTACAAAATATCTGTTCTTTGTAAAATCTTGTTCTCCAGTAGTTGGAGTGGTAGAGTGAGCAACATCAACCTCAATTCTATTGTATTTTGCAGGTGCTGATGCATTTGACGAATCTTCACTTGCAAATTCAATTAGCAATCTAACATTGTCTGGATATGATGAATCTGCCACCTTATTAATTACAGAAAAAGCCACTCTAATTTCATCTAATGATGAACTATTGCTAAGGTCAATATTAATATTGTTATTGTGAATATGTGCAGATGGGCTATTAACCACAAGATGTCCACTAGATGTAGTTAGGTCCGAGGTATCTCCACGAAGAATAATTGTATTATTATAAAATCTTGGTCTCTCAAGTCTATTTTGACGCAACTCTTCATCAAAGGTAACGTTATCAGCATTTGCCATAAACGCCTTGTCGTCTGTATCATAGCCAGTAAGACCATCTGTGTCTACATCTATATCTGTTAATCCGCTGTTAAGTCTTGTTGTGATTTTAGGAATTGGCACCTTTGTATTGTCTGATTTGTGATATTCCCACGCCTCGTTTGTATTAAAAGAATATAGGGTTCTACTGTCAAAGCCTGTGGCACTTGGATTTGATGCTGCCGAGTATAATCCAAGCTCTGTGATTTCATATCTTTCTTCTGGTGGCAATTGAGCAGTCAGAACAATTTTTGGAACATATACCGTTGCAATACCCCCAGAAGTATATGTGCCAGTTTCAGAACTAGAAACAACAAATGTTGTTGAGGTTGGTACAGATAAAATTTCAATGTTTGATAAATTAAAATTTGTTGGAGAAACTGAAGAAATGGTTACAGTTTGACCAGCAGTAAATCCATGAGCTTCTGTTGTTGTAAAAGTTATTTGACCGCTTGCTGGATAAGCATCATTTACATTTGAAACAGTCTTTGTTATTGGTTCATTGATATATCCACGAGAAGTAACTGGCACACGAAACATTTCAAAATCTAGATTCTTCTGAGTTGAGTAATCTCCAAGTGCGGTTTCTGGTAATAGTGGAACAGCACCACAACCAACAGCAATATAAGAGGCATAGGAAGGAACCTGACCAATCAGGTATTTAGTAATAATTGTTTTTCCAGTATTTGTAATCATAATATCCTAATATATTGTATCATCAATGATGTCTTCAAATGATAGAAATTCAATGTCTACCGATTGAGAAGATTTAACGTTAATTGTATTAACAATAACATTACCAGTTGATGGTTCTACATACACCCTTTCACCTGTTTGAACTTCAGAAATGTTTACGCCAGTTCCAACATCTGGAACAAACTTTTCTAAAACAAAAGAAAAGTCGGAGAAATAATCTACATCTGTGCCTTGTAAGGCAAGTAGTTTATTTGGGTCGTATTCTATAGAAAGACTTGCAAGATTTTTAATGACGGTATAGTCTAATGGCTGACCAGATAATAAATCATTTCTAGAAATATTGATTAACTCCTGACCACCAATCTCTTCAAAGAACAGTCTTTGCATAAGATTTACTGTTACTGGGTCTTGACCAGTATAGAATATGTTGTTAGTTGCAATTTTAACTGCAGCATTTGCTTTTTCTGTTGCTGTTTTGTTATCTGGTTGTTTTGTTCCTGGAGTTGTTCCAGGACTACCAGTAGAACTTCCATTGGTTTTTCCAGAATCATTA